CAAAAGATGCTTTTAAAAATATGGCTAATTCTATAATTTCTGATTTAGTTAGAATGGCAATTAAAAAATATATAACAGATAAAATTTTTGGAATAGCCACAAGTTATATATCTGGATCATTTGGCACAACTCCAGTTGCTAGTGGCGTTGAAGGTGGATCAGTAGTAGGTGCAAGGGCAATGGGTGGTCAAGTTACTAGTGGAAAACCTTATATGGTTGGAGAAAGAGGAGCAGAGTTGTTTGTTCCTAGTCGTAGTGGCTCAATAGTGCCAAATAATCAAGTTGGTGGAGGTGGTGTTACTGTTAATCAAACGATTAATTTAAGTACAGGAGTTTCACAAACAGTAAGAGCAGAAATTATGGGAATGTTGCCACAAATAGCAGAAGCAGCAAAAGGTGCAATTTATGATGCTAAACGTAGAGGTGGACAATTTGGATCAGCATTTGGAGCATAGAAGATGGCTATAACATATCCTTTAACATTACCAACAATAACTGGAGTTCAATCAGTTAATTTTATTGCTAGAAATTCAATAGGAACAACTGTATCGCCTTTTACTTATGAGCAACAAGTTTTTAAAAATATTGGACAAAGATTTGAAGCTGATATTACATTGCCTCCAATGTCTAGGGCAAGCGCTGAAGTTTGGAATACATTTTTTATAAAATTATATGGGCAATATGGAACATTTTTATTAGGTGATCCAAATAGTGCAACACCTAGAGGAACTGCATCAGTTTCTGCAGGGACACCAGTTGTTAATGGTGCAAGTCAAACAGGTGATACATTAAATATTGATGGAGTTCCAACAAGTCAAACAGGGTATTTAAAAGCAGGTGATTATATCCAATTAGGATCAGCAGGCACATCAAGAATATATAAAGTTTTAGATGATGCAAATAGTAATGGTTCTGGTGAAGTGGCTTTGACTATTTATCCTAATTTAAGATCATCACCATCTGATGGAGCAACAGTTGTTGTTTCAAGTGCAGTTGGTTTATTTAGATTAACAACACCAACTCATAATTGGGCAATAAGTACAGATGGTTTTTATGCAATGTCATTTGGAGCAGCAGAAGCACTATGAGTAGAGGTATAACAGGTGCAGTAAATACAATATTTGAAAGCGATAATCTATCACCTTTTTTAGCTATAGATTTAGAGTTTGATGGAGGTAACTTTTATGCTTGGACAGGTTATGGAAATATTACTTTTAATGGCGCAACTTTCATTGGTGGTGGGGATTTTCTTAATGTTTCTCAAATAAGCGAAACACCTGAAATTCAAGCAAATGGTATTAGTGTAAATTTATCTGGAATACCATCGGAATTAATAGCTAGTGCTTTAAGTGAAACATATCAAGGAAGACCTGCTAAATTATATTTAGGTGTTTTGGATGCTAATAGTGCAGTAGTTGCAGACCCTTATTTAATATTTAGTGGTCGAATGGATGTGATGGGAATTGAAGATAGTGGTGATACTGCAAATATTAATGTAACTGCTGAAAGTCGCTTAATTGATTTAGAAAGAAGCAGAGAAAGACGTTATACATCTGAAGATCAAAAAATAAATTATCCAAATGATAAAGGTTTGGAATTTATTGCTGATTTACAAGATAAAGAACTTGTATGGGGTAGATAATGGGATTTTTTAAGAATTTCGTTAAAGCATTAACAAACCCATCAACATTAGTTGCAGCAGTTGCTGCCGTTGCACTTGCACCTGCAACTGGTGGAAGTAGTTTAGTTTTATTTGCTAAAGCATATGTTATAACTGCAGCCACAACTGCAGCTATGCAAACTTTGTCACCATCACCTAAATTGCCTAGTTTTAGTGATTTTGCATCTGAAAGTATAAACAGAACCCAAATGATTAAGCAACCAACAGTTGCTAGACGTATGATATATGGTGAAACTAGAGTGTCTGGTGTTTTAGGTTTTGCTGAAAGTACAAATGACGATAAATATTTACATTTAGTGATAATGATAGCATCACATGAAGTTAATTCTATTGGTCAAATTTATGTAAATGATACTGCTATAACTATAGATGGAAGTGGTAATTGTACTGCACCAACTCAATATGCAAATTTAATTAGAATTAAAAAACATTTAGGTGCATCAGATCAATCAGCAGATACAGATTTAATTGCTGATAGTAATGGCAAATGGACAAGCGATCATAAATTAAGTGGAATTGCTTATATTTATGCAAGATTAGAATTTGATGCAGATGCTTTTCCAAATGGGTTGCCAAATATATCAGCTATAGTTCAAGGAAAAAAATTATATGATCCTAGAACATCATTAACTGCATATTCAACAAATACTGCTTTAGCTATAAGAGATTATTTAACAGATAATATTTATGGGTTTGGTGCTTCAACTTCAGAAATAGATGATACTTCATTCACAACTGCAGCAAATGTTTGTGATGAAAATGTAACTTTATCTGCAGGTGGAACTGAAAAAAAATATACAATAAATGGAACTTTTCAAAGTAATGGAAGTCCAAAGCAAATATTATCAAATTTATTATCTGCAATGGGTGGTGAAGTTGTTTTTTCTAATGGCACATTTAAAACAAAAGCAGCTAAATATGTTTCACCAACAGTTTCATTAGATGAAGGTGATTTACGAGGTTCTATAGCATTGCAATCAAGAAGATCAAGACGAGATAATTATAATGCAGTTAAAGGTGTTTTCACATCACCAGATAATAATTATGTAGCTGCAGATTATCCTGCATTTACATCAACAACATTTCAAAATGAAGATAATGGAGATCAAGTCTTTTTAGATATGGATTTACCATACACGACATCATCACCAATGGCGCAGAGATTAGCTAAAATTGCATTGTTTAGAAATAGGCAACAAATAACTTTAGATATGCCTTGCAAGCTAAAAGCATTTCAATTGAATGTAGGTGATACTGTTTCTGTCACTAATACAAGATTTGGTTTTAGTTCTAAGGTTTTTGAAGTTGCTGAATGGAATTTAGTTTTTGAAAATGATGGAAATGGTGCGCCTATAATGGGTGTTGATATTGTTTTAAGAGAATTAAATAGTGCAGTTTATGATTGGGATGCAGAAGAAAAAGTATTTCAACAAGATAATACAAACTTACAAAATCCATTTGTAGTTGCAGAGCCTGTTATATCTTTAAGTGATGAATTAAAGATTTTAAATGAAGAAGCCACATCTGTTTTAATTGTAAATGCATCTAGTACAAATGCGCATGTTGTAGATTTTGAAGTTCAAGCTAAAAAATCAACAGATACAAATTATATCAATTTAGGGATATCAAGTGCTAATTTATTTGAATTTGTAAATGTAGAAGATGGAGCAACATATGATGTTAGAGCAAGAAGTATATCAAGATTAAGTAGATCTGCATTTGTTTCTGCACAACATCAGATAGTAGGAAAAACATTACCACCTGCAGACGTTACAAATTTTCAAATAAATATTATAAATACAGAAGCGCATTTAAGTTGGACACCAGTTGCAGATTTAGATTTATCTCATTATATTATTAGACATTCACCATTAACATCTGGTGCAATATTTAGTAATGCCACAACTTTAGTTAATAAAGTATCAAGACCTGCAAATACTGTTACTGTTCCTGCATTAACTGGCACTTATTTTGTTAGATCAGTAGATAAAATTGGACTAGCTTCACCAAATGCAACAAGTAACGTAACATTAATAGATGATATTAAAAATTTAAATTTAGTTGCGACATCAACACAACATCCTAATTTTACAGGTTCTAAAACAGATGTTGTAGATATTGGAAGTGCTTTAATTTTAGATACTACAAATCAATTTGATGATGTGTCTGGGAATTTTGATGATGCATTAGGTTCTTTTGATGGTGGAGCAGGTTCGGTTGTATCTTCTGGAACTTATGATTTTGATACATTTATAGATGTTGGTGGTGTTTATACAAATAGAATAACTGCAACTGTTCTTTCTGAAAGAGTTGATTATGTTAATACATTTGATGATGCATCTGGAAACTTT